GTTGGTTGCACGGTATTTTGGTCATAAAGCCATGCTTGCCACTTGGGGTTGCACTACATTTTCGAAGCCGACGCTGGATTTGCAGTTTGTCGGGGCGACAAGCCTAGATAACCGCATCACCTTCACCCGCGCCTCGACTGCGACCTATTTTGATGAGGACGGGATTCTACAAAGTGCGTTGGCTAACGTGCCTAGGATTGACTTTAATCCGTCTACCTTGGTGTGTAACGGCTTGCTCGTTGAGGAGCAGCGGACGAATAGCATTTTGCAGTCGGAAAATTTTAGTACGACTTGGGTTGCAACAAATGCAAGCATTACGACAAATGTCACGACTGCGCCAGACGGCACTACAACAGCCGATAAACTGACTGAGGCACTAGACGTGAATTCAGTGCATCAAGTCGCGCAAACGTCAGTTACGGTAATGAGTTCCGCGACATACACCGCGTCGGTTTATGCAAAAGCAGACACTCGCACCAGAGTTAGAATTGCTTTTATTGTAGGAGCGACGGGCGGCGTCTTTGCAGACGCAAATCTTACTTCCGGAACAATTGGCGCGGCATCATCTTTTGGTGGTGGTACTGCTGTAACGTCTGCCATTCAATCGGTCGGCAATGGCTGGTTCCGCATTTTGATAACAGGCTCTGGGCCTGCTGGAACGTCCGGTGAATTGCGGTGCGAACTTTTAGACGCTACTGGCAATCGTCAATACAACGGCGATGGTACCTCCGGCCTTTTCATCTGGGGTGCTCAACTCGAAGCCGGTGCCTTTGCGACTTCCTACATCCCCACGACGACCACCGCCCTGACGCGCAACGCAGATGTGGCGAGCATGACGGGGACGAATTTCTCGTCGTGGTATAACGCGAGTGAGGGGACGCTGTTTGCTCAAAGTCAGACCGCGCAAGCATATGCGGCTGGCGTACCTGCAAGAGTGTCTATTGATGACGGAACAATAAGCAATAGAATTGCCATGAGAAACGGCAATAATTTTTCAAGCGTGGTAACAGTTAGCGGGTCACCCGTTGCAAGCCTTGAATTAACCGCTTGGAATTCAAACATTACCAAACAAGCAATAGCGTACAAAGTTGATGATTTTGCATACACCACAAACGGTGCTTCAGTTGTTACAGACACATCAGGGGCAATTCCGTCTGTAAACAGATTAGGAATAGGATTAACTGGCACGCAAAATTTTCTCAACGGCTACATCCAACGCATCGCCTACTACCCCGTCCGCCTCGCCAACACCACCTTACAGGCACTCACGGCATGAACGACTACTACCTCCGCGCAACCACCGCCGCAGCCCTCTACAGCGCACTAGAGGCGGCAGGGGTCGTCACCCAAGGCGAGGGGGGCTGGCATGTCACAGACGGCCACAGGTACGCGCTCGATGTCATAGGCGCGGTCTACAAGCCCACGGGCGAGGTCATCGAAGAGGACGGCGTAGCGGCTCCGGTGATGAAGGCGGTGCCGGGGTTCCACGCTAATTTGCGTGTCATGGATGCAAGCAATTTTGATGTTAATATGCTTAACGAAATAGCAATTAATGTGCCTACTAATCCGGCGAGAGGTTGGGCATGAATAGAAAAGCAGGTTTGTATGCTAATATACTTGCTAAACAGCAACGCATTGCTGCGGGTAGCGGCGAAAAGATGCGTAAGCCCGGAGAGGTTGGTGCGCCGACTGCAAAGGCGTTCCGTGAGTCTGCGAAGACTGCTAAACCTGAGAAAAAGGGTTACTGATGAGCGCAGCGTGGCAGCGTAGTGAAGGCAAGAACCCAAAGGGCGGTTTGAACGCCAAGGGCCGCGCTTCCTACAAAGCCGAGACGGGCGGTACGCTTAAGCCCCCGGTGAAGGGCGGCGACAATCCTCGCCGCGCATCGTTCCTCGCACGCATGGGCAACATGGCTGGGCCGATGGAGAAGAACGGCAAGCCTACACGCCTCGCCCTTGCGCTGCGTGCTTGGGGTGCGTCGAGCAAGGAAGATGCCAAGGCGAAGGCCAGAGCCATCTCTGCGCGAAACAAGAAGGACTAACAGATGGACGAGAGCGTTAGCCGAGAACTTGAGAAGTACCTGCGGGTCATCGGCACCTACGAGAACGAGTTTGCCAAGTGGCAGGCGCGGGTGAAGAAACTCGTCAAGCGTTACCGCGACGATACTAGAGGTTCAGGCGGCAACGAAACCGCCAAGTTCAACATCCTGTGGTCGAATGTCCAGACGCTCATCCCTGCCGTCTACGCCAAACTGCCGAAGGCTGATGTAAGCAGACGCTTTGGCGATAACGACCCCGTTGGGCGTGTCGCTGCGCGGTTGGTGGAACGCGCCATCGACTTTGAGATTGAGCACTACCCTGATTTCCGCTCGACCATGAAATACGATGTCGAGGACAGGTTCCTCGGCGGTCGAGGCACGGCATGGGTGCGGTACGAGCCTCATGTTGCCCCCATTGGCGTAGAGGACGATGGCGTATCCATCACCTCTGCCATCGAACAGGGCGAGGGCGCACCGCCGCCGCTTGAAGAGATTGAGTACGAACGCGCCCCGGTTGATTATGTCCATTGGAAGGACTTTGGACACTCACAGGGCCGCACTTGGGAAGAGGTGGGGCAGGTATGGCGCTGGGTCTACATGACCCGTGAGGCGCTTGTAGAGCGTTTTGGCGAGGAAATGGCGCGTCAGATACCGACCGACCAAGGCCCGGAGACACTTAACGCCTACCGCGACAGCAAGCGGCAGTACAACCTCGCCAAGATTTGCGAACTCTGGGACAAGGAGACGCTGAAGGTCTATTGGCTGTCGAAGGGTATGTCGCACTTCATTGATGTGCGTGACGACCCGCTCAACTTCGAGGGGTTCTTCCCCTGCCCGCGGCCGCTCTACGCCACGACGACTTCAGACAACCTTGTACCTGTCCCCGACTTCGTGTTGTACCAAGACCAAGCGATGGAGTTGGACATCCTCTCTGACCGCATTGATGGTCTGGTCAAGGCGCTGCGTGTGCGCGGCGTGTACGATGCCAGCCAACCGGCGTTGCAGCGTCTGATGACCGAGGGCGACAACAACGCCCTCATCCCGGTGGATAAATGGGCGGCGTTTAGCGAGAAGGGCGGCTTGAAGGGCAGCGTTGACCTGCTGCCGCTCGACACCATCGCGCAGGCGCTCATCCAATGCTATCAGGCGCGGTCTGACATCAAGGCGCAGATATACGAAATCACGGGCATCAGCGACATCATCCGTGGTCAGTCGATGGCCTCGGAGACGGCGACGGCGCAGCAAATTAAAGGTCAGTACGCTGGCCTGCGTCTGCGGTCGATGCAGGAAGATGTGGCGCTCTTTGCAACCGAGGTCATCAGGCTTAAGGCGCAGGTGATGTGTATGCGGTACCAGCCGCAGACCATCCTCGCCTACTCTGCCGCAGAGCAGATGTCGGACGCTGACAAGGCGCTTATCCCGCAGGCGTTGCAACTCATCCGCGACAAGCCGCTGCGTAACTTCCGCATCGACATCGCCGCTGACAGCCTCGTGCAGATTGACGAGGCGCAAGAGAAGCAGGACAGGCTCCAGTTCTTGCAAGCCTTCGGCGGCTTTTTGCAGCAGGCGTTGCCGGTTGGTCAAGCCTCGCCGGAACTTGTCCCGGTGATGATGGACTTGCTCAAGTACGGCGTGCAGGCGTTCAAGGCGGCGCGTCCGCTTGAGGGTACTATTGACGCTGCAACGGAGCAGTTGAAGCAGATGGCAGCGCAGCCGCGTGAGAACCCCGCCGCGCAACAGGCGCAAATGGTGGCGCAGGCAGAGCAAGCAAAAGCGCAGGCTGATATGCAGATGGAGTCGCAAAAGGTTCAAATGCAAGGACAGTTAGAGCAAGCCAAACTGCAAATGCAGATGCAAATTGAGCAAATGAAGGCGCAAACACAGATGCAGATTGAGCAACAGCGTCAATCTATAGAAGCGCAGATTGAAAAGTACAAGGCTGACCTTGACGCACGGACTCGCCTTCAGATTGCTCAAATAGAAGCGGTTTCTGAAACTAACCTCGGTGTTGGAAATGGCCCCGCAAACTAAAATGAAGCGTACTTACATATATCTTGATGACAAACTTGTGGAGCGCAAAAAAGACTCCAAGGGCGGTTATCACTACATCATTCCAGACATCGCGCCGTATAAGTCGATGATTGACGGGCGCATGATTACCTCCCGTTCGCAGCATCGTTCGCACTTGAAGGCTCACGGCTGCGTCGAGGTTGGCAACGAAGACCCGACAAAGTTCGTCAGCAAGCAAAAACCCAAAAACAGTCGAGTAGATGTGCTGCGTCACCAGTTGTCGAGCATGACCCACTCGGATGCCAACAAGTTGTTGTCGCGGTTGCGCGATGAAATCCGATTTACCCACGACCCCCACAGGAGACGGTAATGGAACAGGCCCCACAGGCAGAGACGCTCGACCGCAAGGAATTGCTCGAACAGCAGTTTGAGCAAAGCGAGGAAACCCCTTCACAAGAACGCGACGGGCAAGGGCGCTTTGCCGAAGTTCAAGCGCAAGAACAGCCCTTTGAAGCCGCCGAAGAACCCCTGTGGCGCAAGCCGCCTGCCTCGTGGAAGAAGGAATATCACGAGCATTGGGCAAAGGCTGACCCCAAGATTCAAGAATACGCTTGGCAACGCGAAGAACAGATGAAGCGCGGCGTAGAGCCGTTGCTCTCGAAGGCGCAGTTTGCCGATGCGATGAATCAGGCGCTGGAGCCGTACTTGCCGACCATTCAGGGGCTGGGCTTGAAGCCAGAGCAGGCGGTTGCCGCTCTCGCGAAGGCCGATTACACGCTGCGTAACAGCCCCCCGGCGCAGAAGATGCAATACCTGACGCAATTGGCTGCGTCTTACGGCATCAACCTTAACCAAGTCATGCAGGGTGGTCAGCAGACTGCCCAACCCTCCATCGACCCGATGGTGTATCAGTTGCAAAACGAACTGAACACCGTCCGTGGCGAGGTCATGGGGTGGAAGCAACAGCAGGAGATGGCTGAAAACCAGACCTTGCTAAACGAAATTAACAGTTTTTCGATGACGGCTGAACACTTTGAGGAAGCGCGCCCGACGATGATTCAGTTGCTCCAATCTGGGGTGGCTGAAACGCTGGACGATGCTTACGAAAAAGCAATTCGGCTTGATTCGGATTTGTTTGACAAAGTGCAATCGGCCCGACAGGCAGAGGTTTCACAGCGTCAGGCAACAGAGAAGAACCGTGCGGTGAAAATTGCACGGGCTGCTGCGGTTAGCGTCAGAGGTTCCACACCCGGAACTAACACGGCTCCCAAAGCGCATAGTCGCCGCGCAATGCTGGAGGAAGCGTTTGAAGAATCCAGTTCGCGGTTGTAACCAACTGATATAGGAGATTGAAATGGCTTACGCCAATTCCAGTATCAGCGACATTATCGCTACTAACATCCAAAGCCGTAGCGGTGAACTCGCTGACAACGTGACGAACAACAACGCGTTGCTTCGTCGCCTCAAGGAGCGCGGGAACGTCAAGACGTTCTCGGGCGGTAACGTGATTTTGCAAGAAATCATGTACAACGATGCGACCACGAACAACACCAATTCGTACTCCGGGTACGAGGTGTTGAATGTCGGCCAGAACTCGCCCATCTCTGCGGCGCAGTTCAGCATCACGCAGTATGCGTCTGCTGTGTCCATCTCGGGTTTGGAGATGATTCAGAACTCGGGTAAGGAAGCCATCATCGACCTGCTCGACGGTCGTATGGAGGTTGCCGAGGCGCAACTGGCGAACCGCATCAGCGGTGACTTGTACGGTGACGGCACCGGCAACGCGGGTAAGAACCTCACGGGTCTTGCTGCTGCTGTGCCGGATAGCCCGTCAAGCGGCACCTACGGCGGCATCAACCGTGCGGCGTGGTCGTTCTGGCGTTCGGTGTCCTTCTCGGCCACCGGCGACGGTTCGGGCGCTGTCACCTTCAGCAACATCCAAGGCTACATGGATTCGGTTGCGGTGCAGTTGATTCGTGGTACGGACAAGCCCGACCTCATCGTTGCGGACTCCAACTACTACAAGGCTTACCTCCAGAGCCTCCAGTCCATCCAGCGCATTACCGACAGCGGTAGTGGCACGGCTGGCGCTGGCTTTGCCTCGCTGAAGTATTTCGGCGCTGGCATGGCCTCGGATGTGGTGCTTGATGGTGGTATTGGTTCGTCGTCGTACAACAGCGGCTCGGGCAATGCCAACCATATGTGGTTCCTCAACACCAAGTACCTGATGTTCCGCCCCCACAAGGACAGAAACTTTGTCCCGATTGGCGGCGACCGTCAGGCTGTCAACCAAGACGCTATCGTGAAACTGATTGGCTGGGCGGGTAACCTTACCTCGTCCGGCCCGCAGTTCTGCGGCGTGTTGATTAACTGATAGGGGATACGAAAATGACTGTTATTGTTAACGGGTTTGCGTACCCTGCTCTCGGTAATACCGACTCGACCGCTGCCATTAATCCCGGCACGGTCGTGACGCTTGATGATGGTGGTTTGGCGGTGTATGTGCAGGCTGCTTCGGTCATCTCGCAGTACAACGCCGTTTGCATCCCTGCAACCAACATTGTGACCAACGCAACGACTGCGCGTGTCGCCAATACCAAGCGTATTGGCTTCGCTCAAGTGTCGATTGCGTCCGGCTACTATGGTTGGGTGCAGTTGGGCGGCAAGGTGCAGGTGAATGTGTCGGCTTCTTGCCTCCCGGCAGTTGCCCTCTACACCACCAGCACCGAAGGCCGGTTGGATGATGCCACCGTGTCGGGCGCTCTGGTCGCTGGCGTGGTCACGGAAGTGACTGCCTCGGCTACCTCGGCTATGACTGCGGTTGCAGCCTTCACCATGGTTATCCCGGTACCGGCTAACGTTACCCCGTAATCATGCAAAAACTGGAACTCACGGTGCAGGCGGCTGGCAAACCGGAGGAACTCTGTTCCAACATCCGCTCGTCGCTTGCCCGTGGGTTGCCAGAGTTGGCCCCCGCTATCTGCACCCACGATGGAACATTCGTGTGTGTGGCTAGTGGGTGGTCAATGCCTAGTTTTGTTGAGGAAATTCGGGCGCATCAGAAGGCTGGTCGTCCCATCGTCGCTGTAAAGGCCGCACACGACTTCCTGTGCGAGAACGGCATCGAGCCTGACCTGTGGGTCAACCTTGACCCCCGTGACCGCACAAGCGGTATACAGCGCCATAACGCGCACACCACCTACCTCGTTGCCTCCCGCTGCCCCCCGGCTACCTTTGACACGCTGAAGGAGCGCAAGGTCGTCCTGTGGCACTCATGGGCTGAAGGGCCGGAGATGAAGGCGCTGGGCGGTGGCAAGTTGGCGGTCGGCGGCGGCACCACCTCGGGGATGCGTGCCATCAACATCGGGTACCTGCTAGGCTTTCGTAACTTTGTGTTGTACGGGTACGACAGTTGCAATCGGGCTGACGGCATGAAGCGGTTTACGGGCGAGATGACCGGCCCGACGATGGATGTGTATGTAGGCGCAGAGAAGCGCAAGTTCACCTGCAATGCTGCCATGGCGCAGCAGGCAAACGAATTCCAGATGATTTACTCCGTGATGCCAGAAATCACGGTTGAGGCCAAGGGGCCGGGGTTGATTGCCGCCATCATCGAAGAGCGCCGCAAGATGGCGCTGGCTGCTTGAGATGGCGATACCCTCACGGGTGCTGGGCGCAGGCGTAGACAGTCTCAAGACCGTCTCCATCTGCGGCGACGGCACCAGCACAGCGACCGCTGTTGGAACTTCGGCAGGCAACGCGCTGCAATTGACCTATGTTTACACCAATGTAGACAGCGCGGCGGTTGGCACGGGCGTAAGACTGCCCCCGACGGAGATGGGCGAAACCGTCATCGTTAAGAACAGCACCGCTAACCCCATCACGGTCTACCCGTATGACACGGGTAGCAGCATTGATAACGCAGGCTTTGGCACGATTAACCCTGACTGCTCGGCTATGTTCTTTGCCGTCAGCAACACGCTCTGGGAGGAGTTGCAAGGCTTTGGGCGGTCTGTTCCTATCCTTCACTACGGGGCGTTTTCGGACACGACTTTGCAGGTAGCAGCGTCCATCAACACCGCCTACGGAATGACCTTTAACACCACCGACAGCAGCAACGGGGTTTCCATCGGTTCGCCTACCTCACGGCTCGTTGTGGCTAATGAGGGTGTCTACAATGTGCAATTCTCGGCGCAATTGGATAAGACCTCTGGCGGTGCTGGCAACATCTACATTTGGCTTCGCAAGAACGGAACCAATGTCCCAAACACAGCAACTACAATTGCTATTCAAGGCACCGCAGCCAGAACGGTAGCGGCGTGGAACTTCATAATTCAATTGGAACCCACGCAATATGTAGAATTGATGTGGGCAACAGACGATACCAGCGTTAGAATCCTCGCAG